TCTCCAAAAAATAAAATTAAAGTATATTATAAGGCAGCATCATTTGACTCTTCTGATGATGGTGATATTGTTACCGTTGAATCTTATAATGATTTTGATTATTCCACTGAAGTTAAAGCAATTAATGGAATATTGAATACTGATCTTATTGATTTAAGACCAAGAGTCAATAATTATTCAGTATCTGAGGGAACTAGATCTCCTTTAGAGTTCCTTGGAAGATCTTTTAATGCAACAGGAAATTCTGTTCCAAGTATTCTTGCATCTAATGAAACTATTTTCTTAGACTATGCATACTATCAAGGAAGAATTGATAGACTTTATTTGCATAAGGATGGAAAACTGCAGATGAAGTTTGGAACGCCTGCTGACGATCCAAAGAGAGCACAACCAGAATCTCCTGCTAACGCAATTGAACTTGCTACGATAGAATATCCCCCATATCTTCATAATGTAGAGCAAGCATCTGTTAAATTCTTGAAGTACAAGAGATATCAGATGAGGGATATCAAAAAACTTGAAGATAGAATTAAAAATTTAGAATATTACACAACTCTCTCTATACTTGAAACAAATACCGCTAATCAATTTGTACCTGATGCAAACGGTCTCAATAGATTTAAGTCTGGATTCTTTGTAGATAACTTTACATCATTCTCTACTCAAGATATAAGACTTGGTAGAAACAACAGTATTGATCAATCTAATAATATTCTTAGACCAAAACATAGCACAAATTCATTTACTCTGCAGACAGGTCCTGTTGTTGATGTTGATCCTACTGCTGATAAAAGAACCTCCGCTATAGATGGATCCAATGTCAGAAAACAAAACGACATTATTAGTCTTGATTATTCTGAAGTCGAATGGTTATCACAAACTCTTGCAACCAGAACTGAAAGTGTAACTCCTTTCTTAATTAGTTTCTGGCAAGGAACGATTGTCTTAACACCTGCTTCCGATAACTGGGTTGATCAGTCTAGGCAGAAAGCAAAAACGATTGATACTATCGGCAATTATTCTCAGATCATGTCTGAAGCCGAAGAAAAATATGGTGTTGATCCTGAAACTGGATTTGCTGCTGAGGTATGGAATTCTTGGGAAACAAATTGGTCTGGTACATTTACAACTCAAACTGACACCAGAGAGTCCACTACTACCAGCAGTCGCACATTTGGACGAGGTGGATGGATTAATGGAGGATCTGGTGGACCTGCTGCATGGGTTAGACAGACTACTACTCAACCAATTGAGCAGGATGTAACTGATACAATTGAGAGTGGAGTTAAAGAAAGAACTGGTACTCAGTATCACGTTGTTGAAACTTTTGAGGAAGTTTCTGTTGGTGATAAAGTTCTCAGTACTGAAGTTATTTCTTCAGTAAGATCTAGAAATATTGAATTCTATGCAGCAAACTTAAAACCAAGCACTCAAATTTATGCTTTCTTTGATGGGAAGGAAGTTACAAAGTACTGCGTTCCTAAATTAATTGAAATCACAATGAGTTCTGGTGTATTCCAGGTTGGAGAAACAGTTCAGGGAAGAGTTATCAATAAAGGACTTGGGGAAGAAGGAAAGGATGTAAATCCTTCTATTAACTTTAGAGTTGCTCAATCTAATCATAGAAGAGGTGATTACGATTCTCCAACAGAGGTTTATCCAGATAATCCTTATGTTAATGGTGGAATTGTTCCTGAAGTGTATTCTTCTACTTCAACTACGTTGAATGTGGATACATATTCTCTTGCAGATCAACCACAAGGAGACTTCTTTGGATATATTCAGACAGGAATGAAACTGACTGGACAAACAAGTGGAGCAGAAGCGGAAGTAACGAATGTCAGACTTATTACTGATAGATCTTCAGCTTTGTTAGGTAGTTTCTTCATTCCTGACGGAAGTAATAAAGACAATCCTAGTTTTGAAACTGGAACTAATGTATTTACATTAACAAATGATCCAGATAATGATCAGGATTCTGCTACTACTGTAGGCGAAGAAGCATATCCAACTTCTGGTATTCTGGAGACAGTTCAAGAACAAATTCTTTCTATCAGAAATGCAAAAATTGAACAGAAGAAACTCTTTGAAGATGAAATTGTCAATAGAACTGTTGATACTGAAATTACTGCTACTAGAAACATTGGTCAGGCAAGTACAAGTGAATCTATTGTTGGTTGGTACGATCCCCTTGCACAATCTTTCTTGGTTGATCAACAAGAAGATCCTGAGGGTATCTTCGTAACGAAGTGTGATGTCTTCTTCCGCACTAAAGATGATGGGGATACACCAGTTAGAATGCAGATCAGAACAATGGAGAATGGTTTCCCAACTCCTAAGTATTTTGATTTATCAGAAGTTCTTATCTATCCTGATGATGTTAATACTTCAACTGATGGATCTGTAGCAACCACATTTGAATTTGCTGCTCCAGTTTATCTGGAAGGTGGTAAAGAATATGCTATCTGTTTGATTTCAAACTCAACTAAGTATAGTGTTTATATTTCTAGAGTCGGAGAAAATGATATTCTAACGGATGCATACATCTCCAACCAACCAACTCTTGGATCACTGTTTAAATCGCAGAACGCATCTACTTGGGAAGCAAGTCAGTGGGAAGATCTTAAGTTCACCATGTATAGGGCAGACTTTGTTGAATCTGGATCTGTAGATCTTTATAGTCCAGAACTTACTGAGGGTAACAAACAAATTGCCACATTGATGGAAAATCCATTGAATATTATTTCAAATGATATTCGTGTTGGATTAGGAACGACACTTTCTGATGCTAGGTATTCTCTTGGTAATACTTTCTTCCAAGGAACTGCTTCAAACAGAACTGCTCAAGGAGATCTGATCGGAGTTGGTGCTAGTGCTACAGGAACATTAACAATTACAAATCCAGGTGTTGGATACACACCAGCAGATGGACAAATTACTTATTCTGGAGTAAATCTAATTGCAGTTTCTGGAAATGGATCAGAAGCTACTGCAAATATTACGGTAAGGGATGGAGTTGCTATTGCAGCAACTATTAATAATGCTGGCGGTAATGGTTATCAAGTTGGTGATGTAGTTACTATTAGTGCAAATGCACCACTTCCATCTTCATCAGATCCTGCTGGATTAAGTGTTGGAAGAAATGCAAGATTTACATTAACTAGTATTGGACACACATCTCAATTAGTACTTGGTAATGTTCAAGGCGAATTTATTACTGGAGCTGCTGGAACCATTAGATTCTTTGATAACGATGATACAGAAAGAGAACTGAACGATATAGGATCTGTCGGTGGAGATGTTACTATTCCATCAAACGGAATAGTAAGCATTTCTGATGGACTTCATATTAAGGTAAATCATGTTAATCATGGAATGAACTTTGATGATAATTTCGTAAGAATATTCAAAGTTCTTCCAGATGTTAAACCAACTAAATTGACAGCAGCTTATGACAAGTCATCTACAGATCCACTTCAAATAACTGCTGGAACAGGAGATGTGTTCTCTACCTTTGAAGGTGCTGGTGTCAGTGGGACTAACACTGGATTACTTTTGATTGGTGAAGAGATTATTGAATATACTTCTACAACATCATCAACTATTGGTGGAAGTATTTCTAGAGGAACAACTCCAAAATCATATCCCATAGACACACCAGTTTATAAGTATGAACTTGCAGGAGTAAGTCTCGCTAGAATTAATAAAACTCACGATTTAAGTGATGTAACCATTGCAAATCCAATAACATTAGATTCTTATCATATTAAACTTGATATGTCTGAGAAGTTTGGAACTATTGGAAGCACTGATAATATTGACAGATCTACTGGAGTAGGACTACCCAAACTATTCCTCAACAGATCAAAATCCACTGGTGGAGATAATGTCAGGGCTACCAAAAATATTGCCTTTGAAGTTATTAAACCATCTATACATAATATCACTGTTGAAGGCACCTCTTTATCTGGTCAAATAAGAACTGTTACTACTCAAAGTATTAGTGGTAATGAAATTCCTTATGTAAATGCAGGATTTGAGGATGTTACTCTTAATGCAAATAATTTCCTTGATTCTCCAAGAGCAGTCTTCTCTAAAGTAAATGAAGATCGCAAGTTAGATTCTATCGAAGGCAATAAGTCCATGCAAATGAGACTTTTCCTTGGAACAACTAATACTAAATTAACTCCTCAAATTGAACTTCAAAGATGTAGTGTCTATGCAGTATCAAACAGAGTTAATTCTGAGGTTGTTAACTATGCCACAGATCCTAGAGTAAATACACTCTTTAACGATCCTAGTGCATGTCAATACGTATCTAAGGAAGTAACGCTCGCAAATCCTGCATCTTCAATTAAAATCCTTGTGGATGCACACATCCCCACAGATGCTGATGTTAGAGCGTTCTATGCAATTAATTCAGATCCTGGTTTTGAACCAATCTTTGAACCATTCCCTGGATATTTAAATCTGGATATTAATGGTGAGGTAATTAATGAAGAAAATAGTGATGGAAGATCTGATACTTTTGTAGAAAATTCTATTAAAAAAGGATACAGTCCATACGATACTGATTTCATTGAACGTACATTTACTATTGATAATCTTCCAAACTTTAGATCTTACAGAATCAAACTTGTATTGACATCAACAAGTCAGGAATTAGTTCCTCAACTGAAAAATCTTCGAGTAATTGCTCTTGCATAATGGATATTTACACACAAAAGGGTCATAAGGATCTCGCAAGAGATCCTGAGACAAACGGTATAGTTAATGTAAATAATGTATCATATGATCATTACATTGCTAGTCGAAAGTCTAAAAGTGAAAAGAATCAAAAAGTACAGACAATGGAAGAAGATCTTGCTAACGTAAAGAATGAACTTAATGAAATCAAGTCACTACTAAAGGAGTTAATCAATGGACCCAAATGATATTGAACTCAAAGGTTTAGAAAAATCTTTTGCATATCAGAAAATTGCATCTGAGATAGATAGTTGTGATGACCGTGATATGCTAAAAAATATTGCAAAGTCTTTTGCAAAATTATATTATAAACAGCAAGAAACAATCGCAATTATAGGATAGTCAGATGCCATCTAAAAATATCACTTTTGATCCAGACTCAGGGGTTCCTTATGGTGTCAATCTGACAATCTATGGTGGATCAGATTTTGAAACTACATTCAATGTAACTAATAATGCTAATACTGCATTTAATTTGACTGGTTACTCTGGTTCTGCAGCAATATCTAAAAGTGTTGCTGTAGGAGCAACACTTGGCGTAACAACCTCGTTTTCGGTTGGAATTACTAGTGCTGTAGAAGGCAAACTAAAAATTTCTTTAGGTTCCACTTCAACTAGAAGTCTTGATCAAGGAAGATATATGTATGATGTGATAGTTAGTAGCGGATCAACTTTATACACTATTGCAAATGGCAATGTAATGGTGGTTCCTGCAGTATCAGCAGCACCATAAATACACATAGGAAACTGGTGAATAAATGGCTCAACCAGCAAGTAGATCAGAATTAATTGCGTACTGTAAGAGGCAACTAGGTGCTCCTGTATTGGAGATTAACGTTGCTGATGAGCAGATTGATGACTTGGTGGATGATGCGCTCCAGGTGTTCCAGGAACGCGACTATGATGGCACAACTAATACGTTCCTAAAGTATAAAATTACTCAAGCGGATATTGATAGAGGAAGAGGTAGAGGCGGAAGCAACCCTATCGGTATCGTAACTACAACTGCAAGTTCTACAATTGATGGACAGTCTGTATCCTTTTCTTTTGAAGAGAACAGCAACTACTTACAAGTTCCTCCAGAGGTTTTAGGTATAACAAAGATATATCACTTTGATGGTTCTAACACAACCACCAACAACATGTTTAGTATTAAGTATCAATTATTCTTGAATGATATTTACTACTTTGGATCAACAGAAATTTTAACCTATGCAATGACAAAGAGATATCTTGAGGATATCGACTTTGCATTGACGACACAGAAACAGATTAGATTTAATATAAGACAAGATAGACTTTACTTGGATATTGATTGGGCAAGCGTCAGTGTAGATGATTACTTGGTTATTGATTGTTATAGACTGCTTAATCCTAATGATTTCCCAAGAGTTTATAATGATGGTTTCTTAAAGCGTTATCTGACAGCATTGATCAAGAGGCAGTGGGGACAAAACCTAATTAAGTTCCAGGGAGTTAAATTACCAGGTGGAATCGAACTTAATGGTAGACAAATATATGATGATGCGGAAAAAGAACTAGATAAGATTAGAGAGGTAATGTCGAGTACCTATGAACTGCCACCACTTGACATGATAGGCTGATGGTTTTAAATCCTTTCTTTACCCAAGGTACTTCTTCTGAGCAAAATCTTGTTCAGGATCTGATCAACGAACAGTTGAGGATGTATGGTGTCGATATATACTACATCCCAAGAAAATATATGACAGAGAAGACTGTCATTAGAGAAGTCGTCCAGTCTAAGTTTGACAGTGCTTTGCCTATTGAAGCATATGTTGATAATTATGATGCATATTCTGGAGCAGGAGATGTGCTCTCGAAATTTGGTATTGAATCAAAAGATGAAGTAAGACTTATTATCTCTAGAGAAAGATATGAAAATTACATCACTCCTTTGATTCAGGGGCAATCAAATATTAAACTATCAACCAGGCCAAAAGGTGGAGACTTAATTTGGTTCCCACTAGATGATCGTCTTTATGAAATTAAAGATATTGAGTATGCGAAACCATATTATCAGTTACAGAATCTCTATGTTTATGAATTATATTGCGAACTCTTCCAGTATCAAGATGAGGTCATTGCAACAGGAATCGAAGATATTGATAATGAGTTGCTAGGTGATGAGACTGATGGATTGACTGATGATGGCATTAGTACGGTTCAGGGAATTACTCAGACCCTTACAATGGTTGGAAC